GATCGGCAGACTCGATATCTGGAAAACCGTTTTCTGCTGCGGTTTCAATATCAATGGTGAATACACGGATCTTGGTAGAGTCAAACTTAAGTTCTTCCTCTGGGTGTTGTTCAGCAATATACTGATACAAGAATCTACTGTTTCCATATATCTCAAAGTCATCTACTTCTTTGTATTGCTTGATGAAATCTTTTGCTTCATTGATAGAACCAAACTTGTGAGGTTCTACACAGTCACCCTCAAGGGTGCGCCACTCTGAATAATTTTTACTAGGCAGATACATCGTGGGGTTGAAAGGAACCCTCACGCTGTAACGATTGCCATTCTCATAACCACGGACAAGCAGACGGTTGCCTGCTTGCTCAACACTAGTGTAAAACTTCATTCAAGACATTCAATATAACGAGCAAGGATTGTCTTGCTCGGGTTGGTCACAACAGTGATGTCAGAAGACCTGACATTAAATTCACGCTCTGCAGCGTGCTCTGCCCAAGGAACCAGTTGACCTTCATAGTCTACCAGATAAGGTTCGACCATCCAGACATCAGGGTCACCTGGCAAGGTGTCCCCTTCAACTGGTTCTACTTGAGCAATGATCCACTCATTCTGCAGTTTCAGCAGGTTCGCCTTCAGTTCCATCTTGAGTCTCCTGTGCTGCGGTTTGTTCTTCAATCAACTGGACTTCTGCAATCTTTGCAACGTATGCTTCTTTCAAACCTTCTTCAGGTTCACCGATAGTCATCACAGAATCATAAGGAAGTTTGAATTGTGAATCAGACGAGTAAGGATTCCACTTGCTGAACTTAACTTGCAACTCAGCACCAGCTTCTTCAACCATATATTGTGGTGCAGCATTTACCAAAGTAAGAACATAAGGTCTTTCTACGAGAAGACAAATGCCTTTGCGATCTTCACCTTCGCCATCATATACTTCTTTCAATTCAGAAATGAGAATGTCACCAGTTTTCAGGGTTGTGATTTTAATAGACATAATTACAAATACTTTTTCTAATGTTAGCACTGAAAAAGGGGACCGTCAAGTCCCCTTCATTATTATTTAGAACCATTTTTTTCTCTTTTGTTTTTCTGGTAAGTTTTTGATGAGAGTGATTGTAAGGAGACCATCAACAAACTTAACGTCTTCAACTTCTACATCATCTGCCATCTGCCAGTTACGAGAAAATGTTCTACATGAAATTCCTTTGTGGGAATATTTTCTTTCTTTATCTGCTGGTGCTTTTCTAGCAGATACTGTCAAGACATTTCGTTCGGTCTCGACTTCAATATCTCCTCCTGAAAATCCAGCAAGAGCGACTTCCAGTAATGTTCTACCATCACCTCCGTCGACAACATTGTAAGGCGGGTAATTCGATCCACCTCCTGCGAGAGCTTCAAGTCTGCTGAATGTTTCATTGAATCCGATTGAATAAGGGGTATATGTTTCCCAAGTAATATTAGTCATGTCCTTAAGTAAGCAACTGTGTATGATAGGACCCCGAAGGCATCCTGGCGTAAGAGTGGGACGGCAAACCGCCCCTCATCCTCTCACATTCTTATTTAAGGATTTACGCTAAACCTTTAATAGTGGAGAACCGTATTAAAACTTACGGTTTACTCAACCGCTGTCTTTTTACGACCAATATTATACTTGGATTCTAAAGTCCATTCATCTTTTTCTTTGAATGCTAGAACTTTAATTTGATTAAGTGGTGCCAGATCAAGAATTTTTTCTTCACTGATTTGAGAAATACTTACCAGTCCCCAGTCAGAAAGTAACTTGATAATTCTATTTCTGCGTTGAATATCATTCAAAGACAAGTTGGTATTCTTACCATCAAGAGCAAACAACTCTTTGAAGTGAACAATGAAATACTTACCCTGCTTGTGTAGGATATGGCAAGATTGATAAATCTTTTTCTCTTTACGAGATGCCACTCCAATACGAGTTAGAGTTTCTCTTACCTTGAGAAAATCATCAGGTTCATTTAGGAATACCTCAACCATGTCAGTTGGTTTCCACTGGATTTCAGTTTCAACACTCATCTTTTTCCACCTTTATTCAATGCATTTTTTATATGATCTAGCTGATCCTTGGTGAGAATCCTTAGTGCCTGGAGTGCCTTATCGTCATTATAACCATAATACTCTTTGACTAACTCAAGATAATCAATAGAATCTTTACGCGCCCAAGGAGAGAAACGTTTCCTTGGTGTCACACTATTTATCAAAAAATCATATTGTAACTTCTTTGGTAGATGAGAGTTTTTGTTCATCTCATTAACAAAGAGGATAGTATCAGTGAAAGAACTGAGGCACCTGTTAACAATATAAGGAGGATACCCTCGCTCAGCATCAGTATCATCATCAAGAATATTCTTTTTTGATTGATTGATGCTGTAAAGGTAGTCTTTCAGTTGGTATGTCATTCCAGTGTCTAATTACTCCAGATATAATAAAAGCGTTAGTGACCATGTAACTAACAAAAATAACGGTGCGTATGATAGCAACGTAATTGTCAAAAGGAGCTGTCTTGTCGTCACTGAAACTCCCTAATGCATATTTCCATACTTGCCACATTAGACTTTAGCAGTGACACTAACAATCTTTGCGCCAGGGTTACGGGCAAGAGCAACCTCGCGAGCATCTTGATAGTTGCGAGCAATCATCTCCTCTTTGAAGACGGTGCCTGCTTTGTAGAGGGTGACTTCACATTTCATAGTTGGTTAGGACGAGTTCCTTGCGAGACGCTTGATCTGTATTATAACTCCCCACGCTCCTCATGGTGTAAGTGTGTGCAAATTCAGCAGCTGTCCACCCCTCGAAGCGATCTCGGATCAGTTGCGACGAGTTATAAGAAACAAGTTGATTACCAACAAAACGGTCACAGTCGCGAGCAAAGGCGTCGTGATCAAATCCTTTGTGCATGTTTCCACGCTTACCATATAGATTTGATCCGATCTCGTAAGGGGGATCGAGGTAGGTGAATACTTCTCGGTTATCTGTGAAGAGCTCTTCATAACTTAGGTTAGTAATTTTCCAATTGCCAATCAATGCTTGGTAGTCAGTCAGTCTTTCGATACCATTTAGCGAGAAGTTTGAATCACTTGCTTGCTTGGAGAAAGAACTCGATTCTGTAAGACCAGAGAAGCTGCACTTATTGACGACGTAAAAACTAACAGCGCGATGAATGTTTTGAGTCTTACGGATGTCTTGGGAAAGGTAATCCTTTGCCTCCAAAAATAAATTCTTGGCGGAATGGGGGTCAGGGTGCCTTTGTTTAAGTTGGAGGAGTATGTTCTTAATTTCATTACCATTATCCTGAAGTTCTCTCCAGAAATTATAGAGTGGTTCATAGAGATCGTTAACCCAAATATCAATACGAGGATAACGCTTAGTGATTTCAAGTGCTACAGAACCACCACCTAAAAATGGTTCACGATACTCAGTATAACTACTGAGATCTGGAATGTATTGGAAGAGTTTACTCAGGGCACGACTCTTTCCGCCTGGATAGCGAAGAGGAGTCTTCAGGGATTTCAAAGTCTGCGGCATGATATTTAAGGTATTCCCAAAAGGTTAACTTCAATTGTTTCTGCGTCATACCGCAATGAGCGGCAGCAGCAGGCAGGTTCATTGTAGCATGAAACAATGCTTCATGTGCTTCTGCTACATTTTCTGGCGTTGTTTTTACGTATCCAGTTGTATTGTCGTTCTGGTTCTTTTTCAAGTCTTTCAAGCATTTCCTCCATCATAATAAATTTAGGTTCCTTCTCGATGAATTTAAGTAAGCTCATTTGAACTCACAACTCATCATGATCTCAGTAAGACATGCAAGCATGTTCACTTCTTGATCTGGAACAACAGCAATATCACGCATATACTTTGCAATGATAAGAACTGCCTCAGGAATAGAAGCAGGTTTCATAACACCATAGATGCTGTCATAGATTTTACGCATCACCATACTGGGATCATTGTCCATGTGTTGAACAACCCAGTTCTTGACAGTGGTAAACTCCTTCTTCTTTAGCGCACTAAGAAGAGAATCCAGATTAACGTCAGCAACATCCACAAGGATAGCAGAAGTAATACTTCCAGTAGCAGCGTAGCGTTGACACTCATTAATAAGACGACGCCAATCAGGATAATAACGCTTAGTAAGTTTAGCGAGAACTTTATCTTCATACTGGATCTGCTCATGTGTCAGAATAGTTTTCAGGCGAGTGAAGAACTGACCCTGCAGACCAGTTGCCTGCTCAGGTTTGATCCTGAAGTCAACGAC